CAGCAAAGTGAAAAGTGGATTATTTTTTTTAACCCCCATTTGAAACTGAAAATTTAAGTTTGGACATTTTTAGCAAAATACTTACGCTTACCAACACAGTCTCAATTTTTAATATTAATTACAATATTTTCTTACTGAAATGGTCTTATTTTTTATAAAAAATATGTAAGTATTAGCGTAAGTATTTTGCTAAATTATGGTAACAAATTTATTTATTAAAATAATAAAATGTTATTTAAAATGGTGTCATATATATTTTTATTTTAGCGTAAGTATTTTGCTAAAAATGTCCAAAGTCAAATTTTCAGTTTCAAATGGGGGTTAAAAAAAATTATATTTTTATTTTATAAATTTTTATTATATTTATTTTTCAATTTAAAGATTTTTTAATTGCATAATATAATAAATGATTTTTAATTTAATTTCGTTAATTGGATTATCACTTGCAAGTTCTATAACTGATAAGCATTGGATTGATTTTAGAGAATTTCAATTTAAATTTGGAAAAGGTTATAATAATTTAGAAGAATTAAAAAATAGATTTGAAATTTTTAAAGAAAATGTTATTGAAATTTATAATCATAATAATCAACAAAATAAAACATTTACTTTAGGAATTAATCAATTTACTGATTTAACACGTGAAGAATTTATTTATTATTATGCAAATGGTTTAAATGATTATCAAAGTTATGGTTGCGATACATATACTTTTTCACCAAATGTTCTTCTTCCTGCAGAAATTGATTGGAGACAAAAAGGAGCAGTAAGTTCAGTGAAAGATCAAGGTCAATGTGGTTCTTGTTGGACTTTTTCATCAACAGGTGCAATTGAAGGTTCATGGGCTGTGACAAAAGGACAATTATTAGATTTATCAGAACAACAATTAGTAGATTGTGCAAAAGGAATTAAATATGGTTCTCATGGTTGTAATGGAGGTCAAATGGAAGGGGCATTTAAATATGTTATTGAAAATGGTCAATGTTCTGAAGATTCATATCCATACATAGCAATTGATGAAGACAAATGTAAAAAATGTGAAACACTAGTTTCTATGAATGCATGTTATGATGTAAAACCAAATGATCAATTGTCATTGAAATCAGCAGTTTCAAAACAACCTGTTTCAGTTGCAATTGAAGCAGATTCATTTTATTTTCAATCTTATTCAAGTGGTGTATTAACTAGTGATAAATGTGGTACTAAATTAAATCATGGTGTATTAGTTGTAGGATATGGAACAGAAAATGGTGACGATTATTGGTTAGTAAAGAATTCATGGGGAACTTCATGGGGTGATAAAGGATATGTAAAAATAGGAAGAAGTGATTCACAAAATGATCCAGGAATTTGCGGAATTGCTATGCAACCATCATTCCCAGTTGTTTAATTTTTTAATATTTCATTGCAATTATTTTGTAAAATTTATGTTAATATATATAAAATAATTTATATATATTTTAAATAATTCACCATCATTCATTTTATTATTTAAAGTTTTTGTTTTTTATTTATTTTTATTTTATTTATTTTTTTATTTTATTTTATTTATTTTTATTTTTTAAAGTTTTTGTTTTTTTATTTGTTTTAATTTTATTTGTTTTAATTTTATTTGTTTTATTTTTATTTGTTTTATTTTTAATTTTACCATCATAAACAGAAAAAATAGTCCAATCTTGTGTTGGTCTATCTTCCAAATATTCTTTTAAATATTCCCATTCTCTGTGTTCTTTGCAAAATTTATCCTTATCAAAAGGAATTCCACACGAATTACCCCATCTCAATTCAAAAGACATTTTTTTTGCTTGATTTGTATCACATACATTTCCATCAACTGCACCTCTTGGTTGAAATGGTTTGGGTCTTGATTGATCTGACATGTATTCTCTAGCATCCATTTCATAATGTGCACAACATGTTCTAGAACATGGATTTTCAGTTTTTAAATAAACATCATAATGATCTGCTAATATTTCTTTTGCAATTGATAAATTTATTTTTCCCTTATGTTCATCCATTAAATCTTCAAGACGAACTCTTCTAGAGCCTTGATGTCTTCTAATATCATCAAATCCAGTATGAACACATTCTAAATTTCTTATTCTTGGATCATAAGGTGCGTTAAAACCAATAAAATAACCATTACTTGTTCGTTCAGTATTATGAAATCGCAACCCTAATTCAATGCGCATAATTTCATTTGTATTAGTATCCCCAAATAACCATGAATTTGCATAATCACCAGAATTACCTTTTAATAGAATTTTTTCATAATCATCTAAATCATTACCATATTGCATTGCTTGTCTTATTCGACAAGAAATTGGAATATTATTTTTATATGCAATAAATCCACCAATTGTTGTTTCTGTTCCAATTATTCCAGCAGATGTAATAAAAAAATCGGTCCCAGACCATATCCATCCTGGAAATCCATTCATCAAAATTCTATTTCCATTTGTAGGTTTAATATCAATAACATATTTTGCCAATTGTCCATCAATAAAATTTGAAAAATTATTATGTGCTACTACAATTTTTCCATCATGAGTCCAATCACCAACAGCAATAAAAGCGGTGCAACGTTCTTGTGACCCTCCTCCTTCTCTTGATGAACTTGATGATGAAGTTGTTGGTATTTCACCATAAATTATTTTTTTTTCTTTATCGGGCATATTAGCCCACCATCCTTCAGTTAGGGTAAAATAATTATTCCATGCAATAACTTCATGTATAGACATATTCGCACCTTTTGCAAATCCAGACATTTCATCATAAAATTCGCGAAAATGTTTTTTAATTTTTGGTGAAAAATATTTTTCAGTTGCATCAATAAAAAATTTCCAATTAATACCAAAATCATTATAAATTACAAATTCAACAATTCTTTTAACATTAATCATATCATCTTTTACTAATTTCCCATAAGCATATCCACGTTCAATTGGTGAACCTTTTATTGAAATATAAATCCATCCATTTTGTTCATAACGAATTCCATTTTTTATTTTTATTACATTCATTATAATATATATTTTGAATATATTTAAGATTTATATATAATTATATTTTTTTTTATTTAAAAATAAATGTTATATATTTATTAAATGGATTTTCCAATAGAATTTTTTTTTGCTGATGAAAATAGAAAAAATAAAAATAATTCAAATAATTTATATTATAGATATTATGTTTGTAATCAAAAATTAGATAAAATTGAGTGTATTAAATGTGACAATCATGAAAAAGTTAAAGAAATTTCAAAATCAAATAATTTATATCTTACTGAACGTAGTACAAATGGTGTTTTTTCAGTTTATAATTTCCCATCAATTTCATTTAAAATTTGCAAATTTGTCCCATCATTTTTTGATAATGCAATATTAAAATTTAAATTGTTTAATTTAATGCACGTTAGGATAATTAAAAAATAAAAATAAAAAAATAAAAAATAAAATATATTTTTTTATAAAAATATATATTTTAATAAAATAAATTATAAATTTATAAATTAACAAATTTAAAGTATTAAAGGTTCAACATTTTTTTCTTTTTTTTCTTTTTGGTTTTTTTTTATATATGCAGAGGCTGTTAAAATAATCATTAAAAATACAACAAATGGTAATAAAACTAAGAACCATGCAATTTCTGAATGGCCATCTTTACACATTAAATTCAATACCCATGTCCAAAATAAAATAACTACTATTTTCATAATAAAAATAAATATACAATTTGATACAGGACAACTAAATGATCCTAAATTATATGTGCGATTATTTCCCATATTTTGTATTGCTGTAAAAACTAATCCAATGAAAGATAACACAAAATAAACGTAAGAAGGAGTGCATAATTGTTTTAATTTTGTTGGAAATGCCATTTGTATTTATAAATTATACAAAGAAAATATATTTCAAATATTTAAAATTAAATATGTAAAAAATAATATATTTTATAAAAAACATTTAAAAATTATTCTTAATTTTTAATGAACGCATCTTTTTATCTAAAATTAACTCCTTGATCTTTATATGGTAAAGGATTTGTTGGAGGTTTAACACCAGCTAATCCATTATATATGCTTTGTCCTTCATATTCGATCATTCTTCCAACATTCAATAAATTATCTGGTATAAAACTAGACAATCCAGAACCTCCTCTTAAAATCATATTTCTATCAATACTATAAGCATTTGGAGATGGTAAATTATAATAGTTTCCACTTGTATTGCTTGAAATGTTGTATGGTTCTCCAATTAAAGGTCCAAAACATGATCCACCTTTTATTGGATAAGCACCAATTGGATTACTTCCTCCTCTTTTTTTTATTGATTTTATTCTTCGTTGAATTCTACATTTATTACAAGTGCAACTATTTGAACTGCATCCTTTCATTTGATAATATTTTTTATATTTATTATTTTTATTTGTTTTATTATTTCTGTATGTTTTATTATTTGTATATGTTTTATTTTTTCTTGTTTTTGTTCTTTTACTTTTTTTTATTCTTTTTCTCATTGTGTTATATTATAATATAATTTAATAAAAAAATATATTATAAAAATTATTCAATGTCAACATGTGTTAGCATATGACGACGACAACAGTATTTTTTCAATCCTAATTCATCTAATACTTGTCCTTCAATTGTTTTTTCAGAATTTTCTTTTGTAAAATATTCAACATTATTTCTATCATAATTATTATATTTAGATGACCTCATTTTTCTTAATCTAACTTCATCAAGATATAATTGATATTTATCAGCAATAACAGTACCACAAGTAAAACATTTAATTGGAATTATCATTTATATTAATTCTTTATATTTATTTTTAAATTATTAGTTTATTAAATGTTTTAATTTTTTTCAATTTTTTATTTTTTATTTTTTATTTTTATTTTTTATATTTTTATTTTTATTTTTTATATTTTTATTTTTATTTTTATTTTTATTTTTTATATTTTTATTTTTATTTTTTATATTTTTATTTTTATATTTTTATTTTTATTTTTATTTTATAATTATGTAATGATTATATATAGTAATGCCAGAAGAAGAAAATGATGATGATTATATAGATAATAATAACGATTATTATGTAGAAAATAATGCCAATTATGAAGAAAAAAATGACAACAAATATAATTTAACACATCAATTGCCACAAACATATTCTCAAATTAATAACAATAAAGAATTGACAGAATTTGATGATTTTTTTGACATTAATAATAATGCTAAAATTGAAATATATAAACCTGATAATAAAATTATTTACATATCAAATATTAAAGATCCTGAATATGAAAATCAATTAATTAAAAAATATGAGTATTTTTATACTTTGGATTATAATAATGATGAAAATAGAAAAAAATTATTAGAATTTGTTGAATCTGCAAACAATGATGATAATATTAGTAAAATTCCTCTAAAAGAAGGAATTAGTTTTGATGACTTTATTAATGCAAATATTTCTAAATATGAACCTGATTGGACTATTCAAACTGGAAAAGATGCTTTTAGAGGGAAAAGATATTTAAATGATAAAAGGTTCAAGGAAGATTTATGTTATATAAAATATCCAAATACTAAAGACAATTCAAATATGACAGATGAAGAAAAATATAAATATTTTGAAGAAATTTTAATTGATGAAATAAATAAAACAAATTTATATAAAAAATATTCTAATAAAATAAATGATTTTATAAGATATATTAGTATATTATTGCATCAAACGGTATTATCTTTTCCTTCTATTTATTTTTTTAAAATAATAAATGATCCACTTAATATTTTTATAGGCATTAATGATAATTTTTATAAATTAGATGTTAATAATTTTATAATAATTGAAAATGACAAATTAGAATTTCATTCAATTTATTTTGCATTTTTAAATGAGATGGAAAATGAAAATAAATATAATAAAAAATTTGGACATGCTTTGGTTCATTTTCATTTTGATATTTTAAATAAAAAAGCTTTTATAAATGTTTTGAGCTTCAAGTATAATTATGAATTATTAACAAACAATAATCAAAATCAATATAAAAATAATGTATATCAAAATGAAATAAATAACTCATCTGGTGTTAAAAATTTTTTAAAAGAAAACCCTAAAACATCAGTAGCATCATCATTGGTTGCATTAGGTATGCTTTCTGTAATACCTTATACATTAATTACATTATTAGGAGGAAAAACTATTAAGAAACGCAGAAAATATATAAATAAATTTAAATCAAGAAAAATTCAAAAAATAAATAAAAATAAAAATAAATATTTGAAGAAATTTAAAACTAGAAAAAATAAAAAAATACAAAAAAATAATAAAAATAAATATTTGTATAAAATCAAAAGTAAAAAATACAAAAAATAAAAAATACAAAAATAAAAATATATATTATTTTTTAAATATATATATTTTATTGAAAAAATGTTTTTAAATATAAAATTTGTTGTGAATAATTTTTTGCAAAATAATTGATTATATCTGAACTTATTAATAAAACACCAGCATTAAATGCTATTTTTCTATCTAAATCTGCGAATTCTATTTTTCTAAATGTATTGAATCTATATATTAAAAAACAACTTATGTATATTTTTAAAAATTTTTGTAGATCTATTAAATATTCTGGTGCTAATGCTGATAATCCTAACGCTATTAATACATATAAAAATATTGTAATTATTTGTATTATATCTACTAATTTATGCTGAAACAGGTGTATATCTTTAGATAGTGGCATTTATTATATGTAATTTTTATATTTTATTTTTCATAAAAAAGTTGCAGACATTAAAAATATTATTTTACCTTTATATTATTTTTTTATAATATATATTTTATAATAAATGAATATACATTCTTACACAGATAATTCAACATTAGATCGTCAAAAAATTACAAATATGCGAACATTTGAACGAATTATTCCATCTCAACCTTTACAACCATATTTAGATGTAAGACCAGCATCAACTAAATATTCATTACTTCCAATTGTTGACCCCAGAAAAGAAATTGATGTTCCTTTAATTCAACGTGCCACATATACTCCTCAAAATATATTTAATCCAGGTAATGATGGTGCTCCTTGGTCTGGTTATGCATCTAATGTTAATAATGAATCTTTATTGAGAAATCAAGTATATGCACATCAAAAATGTGACCAATCAGTTTATATTCCTTCTAGCAAAAGTAATTTATACGAACATAAAATAAAAAATAGCTATCCAGTCAAACAACCATTTGATAAACTATTTAAGGATCAAACATTTGGTAAAAAATCTTTTAAACATCAAGATTATATTGGATATTCTTTATTTAACAATTCTACACGGTGCCAACTTAAAGCACTAACTAGATAAAAAAATAAAATATAAAATATAATAAATAAAAAATAAAAAATATATTTTTGCGTTAAAATTAATATATATTTCAATAAAAAATATTATATGAATCCTTACATTAGTAATTCTGAAGATATTGTTAATCAAATTACATTGAATTGTCTTATTAGCAAAAGTCAATTAATGAAAATAAATAATAGTAAAATTAAAAAAAATTTAGAAATTGAAAGAAATAAAAATATTAAAGAAAATCATACCGAATTATTACAATTATTTGAAAATTTAGTAAATGAAAAATATCCAGAAAATTTATTTGATGATGTTAAAAATTCATATATTCATTTTATAGATAAATCATTAATATATTTAAATTCAATCAAAAAAGAAAATATGATAGATGAAAATAAAAAATATGAATCTGAAAAAATTATAATTAATAAAACAGATTATGAAACTACTAATCATGAAACTAATTATAAAACTGAAAAATTAAATAATATGATTGAAGAATGTTATAATGTTAATTCAAATATTATTAATAATAACTATGATAATGACTATGATGAATATGAAAAAAAATATGACAATAATAATAAAATTATAAATAGTGATAATGAATATGGTGAAGATGATGATGAGAATGATGAAGATGATGAATATTAATTTTTTATGAAATTATTATTTATTATTTATTATTTATATATAATAATGAGATTTACCAAAAAGAAAAAAAAGTATTTTAATTATTATAACAATAAATTAAATAATAAATTAAATAATAAATCAGTTAAAAATAAAAAAAAAATTGGGGGAAATAAAACATTAAAAAAACATTTCAAAAAAATTAATTGTAGTCCAACAAATAAAAAATCAATCAATCATTTTACTTGTTATGACGATAATGATTTACAAGAATTAAAAAAAATATGGAATGCAAGACATCCTGATGCTTTAATAAAAACAAATAATTCTAAAGAAATATGGAATAAATTAAAAGATTATTATTCTAACATTTGTAATAAAGAATCATGTTGGATTAATCAAATGGTAAAAAATCCAAAATTAAAAAATGATTTATTAAATTCTTTTGCACCAAAATCTCCAGACAAATGGAAAAAAAATCCTAATGAATGGCTATCAAGCATTGATATAATTAAAGTTATGAATCAATATGAAAAAAAATATAAAAACTTTGATTTTTTAGGTCCATCTCCAATAGATTATGATACACATGAAATTAGTGGAAAATGTGTTTGGGAAGAATTATGCCATTTTGAACTTGAAAATCATATAAAAAAAGGATTTAATAAAATTGGTGTAATATTTAATACAGATCCACATAATAAGGGTGGAGAACATTGGATTAGTTTATTTATTGATATTGAAAATAAATATATATACTTTTTTGACAGTGTTGGAAATAAAATACCAAAAAGAATCATGAAATTTGTCAATAAAGTAATACAACAAGGTAAAAAAATGAATAATTCTATTAATTTTACATTTGATCAGAATTATCCTGTAGAACATCAAAAAGGAAACACGGAATGTGGTATGTATTCATTATTTTTTATAATTAATATGCTTGAAAAAAAAATAAATGGAAAATATCTTAAAACTCACAAGTTAAACGATAAATTTGTTGAAAAATTTAGAAAAATTTATTACAATGAAGAATTACATTAATCAATATTTTTAAAATATATATTTATTTATAAAATATATATTTTTTAATAAAAAATTATTTTATTTTAAAATTTTGTCTTCAATAATTTTTATTAATCTATCAATCTTTTTATCCATTTCATTCATTTTTTTTATAATTTCAATTATAGGAACAACATTTGGTTGTGTTTGTGTTTGAATTGAATCATTTTGTTTTGTTTCAGTTTTTTTTATTTCCAATTGTTGTACATTTTCAGGTAATGGTATTGATATTTGCTCTTCATATAATGTTTTTTTTTCATTTATAATAATATTCATATTTTGATTCATGTTATTTTCGTCATCTTCACTTAAATTAAAAAAAACTTTTTTATTATTTTTTTTATTACCTTCTATAAATTGATTATTTTTTGTATTTTCATTATCTTTATTATTTTCATCATCTTCATCATTTTTATTTTTTTCTTTGACATCCAACATAATTTCAGGAACATCATTATTTCTTTGAGAAATGAAAGCTGACATCAATTCATCCATATTAATTATTTTTTTATTTTCATATTTATCAGAAAAATCAATTGTTTCAGGTTTTTTATTTTTATAAGAATTTTCAAAATCTGTAATTTTTAAATTTAATTCATCATTAAATAATTCTCTTTTTGCATTTTGAATGTCTTCTATTTTATGTGGAAAATTTATTGCTTCATTAATAGTAATTTTTTTTATGTTATTTTGTTTTATATTTGGAATTAATGTATTTATTGCTTTAATTGTTTGTTTTAAAAATATTTTATTTAATTCTAGTAATTTATTATTCATATTTGCATTTTTTATAAAAAAATTTATATTATTATTAAATATCATATTTACTTGTAATTTTAATTCATTGTTTTTTTGTGTATCATAATTTAAATTCAATTCATTGTATAATATTTCTCTCAAAATATTTAAATTTTTTTCATTTAAAAAACTATTTAACATATTATTCATTAATTTTATAAAGTAAAATATATTTTATTTTTAATTTATATATTTTATTTTACATTTATTTAATAAAAATAAAAATATAAAATATAATAAATATATTTTTTATATGCTGTATATAAATCATGAAAAAAAAGCAATATTCATACATATTCCTAAAACAGCCGGTTCATACATTTCAAAAATATTAGTAAAATATTATGGATTTACTAGTTATTTACATATTATTGCAAATAGACGTCCAGATCATGATATTATTTGCTGCAAAAACAATTTTCCAATAATTTTGACAGGAAATAATTTATATGATAATTCATATTTTAATAAATGCATTGGACTTTTATTTTATTGCAAAACAAGTAATTATATAAATCAACAATGTGACATGAATGAAGAAAAATGGAATACATATTTTAAATTTTGTTTTATAAGACATCCATATTATCGTGCATTATCTGCATGGAAACATATTAATAATATTTTACCAAATATTCTAGAATTTGATGAGTATATTTGTCAAAACAAATTTAATGTAAGTGATATTGAATACGGACATTTTTTTATGTCTCAAAGTCAATATGTTACAGATGAAAATGGAAAATGTGGTGTGAATGAATTTGGAAGATTTGAACATTTGGAAGAAGATTTAAAATTAATTTTAAATAAAATTGGATTTGAAATTATATTACATAAATTAAACAATAATTTGAAAAAAATTAATTCATCAAATGAATATAATGAAAATAATTCAACTGAATTAGTTTTAAGTAAGAAAAGTATTTTAATTTTAAATCATTTGTTTGAAGATGATTTTAAAAATTTAAATTATAAAAAAACAAAAATAAAAAAATAAAAAATAAAATAAAATTTATATCATTTTGATTATATATATTTTTACAATTTAACGATTTGTTTTATACATTTTTATTGTAGTTTTCTTTGTTCCATTTGCATCATATGTTTCTTCTAATTTTCCAATTGATTCAAACTCACCTGGATTATATAATTCATTTGTTGCTACATCTATTTGAAATTCTTTTCCATTCTTTAATTTTAATATTTTTCTTGTACTTATTTTTTCAACTTCATTTAACATTGATGTTGTATCTTCTGGTTGATTTTGATAATTTGGAACATAAGTAAAATTGTTTGGATTATTTCTGCCAAATGTTAAGCATGTTAATCCTTCTTTACTATTTGTTTTGCTATAAGTAGCACAATCTATTGAAGTTTCTTTTATTGCTTTTAATAATTTTTCAGAAATAATTTCTTTTGTATTAGAAATTTGTAATAATTTTTCATCAGATGATAATGAATCATCAAGACGAGATATTTCACCTCCATATTTGCTATCCAATTGTTTTTTTGTAACATAACATATGTATATAAATACTTCAACTGTTCTCAATTCTTCAGGTAAATTTTTATGAGAACAAATACGTTTTGCACGACCAATTACTTGTTCTACACGAACTGGATGCCAATATGGTTCCATAATATGTACATAACGAGTATTTCTTAAGTTAATACCTTCAGCACCAGCAGATGTAATCATTAATAATTTTATTATTTGACCAAAATTATTATTTTCTGATTTTTCTAACAATTGTTGTTTTATATTTTGTGGTACATCATTCCAATCGCCATTATATATATTTCTTATTAATTCACGTTCTTCTGAAGATTCTTCACCCGTATACATAGCATATAAAAATTTATTATTTTCAGGATCAATTAAATTCATTGTTTCAGGACTTATTTCAAAAACTCCTTCTGAATTTTTTATTAATTTAAATCTGTTAAATCCATTAACATCTAATGCTAACGAAAATATTCCTAAACCTTCCATATTTCTAAATTGACTGTATAATAAATGTAATCCAATATGATTTTCATTTGTTATATTTTTTATTATTTCAACATATTTTGGAGAATAATTCATTAAAAATCTTGGCTCATTCAAACCATTTGGTTGTTCTTCTATTTTTAAAAATGGTTCTGGATTATTTTTTAAATTTTCTATAAATTCTTCAATTTTGTTTGAATAATTTGCATTGGTCATTTCATTTATTGCATCTTCAACTGAATTTTCTGTTGGTAATATTAAATCTGCATCATCAATATCAGACATATCAAACATTGTTGAATCATCATAAACTTCATCATCATTTTCATTTTCATTTTCATAATCGTCAAAATTGTTATTTTTAACTCCACCAAATAAATTTAAAAAATCATTTTTATAAATATCATTTGCACCACCAGTTGTTTCTTTTGTTTCTGAAGTTTTTGTTTTTGATTTTTTTATGGTTTCTTTGTAATAATCAATAAAAGATGATTCTGTTCTATTTTTGTTAATTTCATATATATATTTTTTAATAATTAATAATAATTTTTGTTTAATTTCTGGTGTTAAATTCATTTTTTTTTTATTAATAACATTATTTTCAAAATCTTCAATTGTATTTATTATTTTTTCTTTTTTTAAATTATCTATTTTTGAATAATCTTCATTTAAAATTTTTTTTATTTCTGACATAATTTCACCATCTTGATTATTTTCCATTGTTTTTTCTTCCATGTTTGTTTCCTTCAAATTTGACTTATCATCGTCATTTTCATCAATCACAGTTATTTTTTTTACTTTTTTTATTTTTTTTGTTACTGTTGCATTTTCTTCTTGATTATCATTTGTTTCTTTTGTTTCTTTTGTTTCTTTTGTTTCTTCATTTTGTATTTTTTGTTCTGTATTTTCTTCTATAATAGTTTTAGTTTTTTTTTTCGAAAAATCTGTTGGATTTGGTCTATCTGGGAGAACTATATTACAACTTAAACGTGACATTATACGATATGTAGATGACTGCATTTTAAATAAATTAGCACCACTTGTTTCATTTCCACCTTTATTTCTTGAAATTTCATTTTCACGTTCTCTTTCTTCTTTACGATATTTTGAATAAATATTAAATTGATAGTCACTCATTGGTATTCTAACAACTTTACGATTAATTTTTTTATCATATCTAGGCATTAATTCTTCTTGTGCACTTCTAAAATATGAGGTTAAACCTAATATTCGTCTCTGAAATTTTTTTATATTTTTTACTTTGCCTGAATCATTTGGATCATCAGTATTTATAAAATTTGAAATAAATTCATCTAATGTATCAGGCAATGCTAAATTATATGTCATTGAAATAAAATTTGCTTTAATTCTATTTTTATTTAAAATTCGTATTATATTTTCTTTGAATTCATCATCACTCAATTCTTGAAATGATCGTTGTTGTGTTGAAGTTTCTTCGTTAGGTATATCAGTTACACCCAAATATCTTCCTCTTTCAATTACATTTGAAAATCCAAAAGGATTTCTTGTTATTGTTAATTCTTTTAAATTTGGCGAATATTGAACATAATCCACTATTTTATTTTCTCCAAATACTTGTTCTCTTAAAATTTTTTCATTTATTATTGTACTTTCTCCACTTGATGGATTTAATGTAAATTTCCAAGATTTAATATATCCTCTCAATATGTTAAAAAGTATTCCAATTTCATTTGGATAATTAATTATTGGTGTTCCAGATAATAATACAATTTTACAATTTTCTGCAGACATTAACATATGATAAATTCTTAAAGCTAATACATCATCTAATTCTTTAGTTCTTGTTGATGATAAATTGCTTTTTTTTACTTTAGATATTCTATTTACAATACGACTTATTAAATTATGTGCCTCATCAATAATAACTACTTTATTGTCAAATATATTTAATGTATAATCTTGTGTCATTTCTTTAAATTTTGCTTTTCTTAAACCATTATAACGTATGAATTGATATTTTTTACTAATCATTAAATCTAACTGCTTATTCAATGATTTAAAATCTTCTTCTGTTAAATCTCCAATATTTGAAGGTTTTGTTATATCAGTAATCCATACTCCTCCTTTTTTTCTTATTTCTTCTGGACTTAAATATAAAACTGCTGATAAATTATTTATTAATTCTTGCGATTGCTCTTCAACTGAAATCCATTCCCAATATTGATTTTTTTTAAATATTGGATCACCACATTTTTTTATTTCTTCCATGTAATTTCTTTCTAAAGATGCTGGCAACATAACAATTACTTTTTTAAAAGTTTTCATACCTTCAGCAATTGCTATTGAACCACATGTTTTACCAGCACCTAAACCATGAAATATTAATAATCCTCTATAAGGAGTGTAAAGATTTAAATAATCACGAATTATTAATTGATGTATCATAAGTCCAGCTTTGGAACTTCCACTTGTTAAATTTTCACAAGTAATTTTATTTTCTTCATCATCTTCTGTTATTATATCTTTGTATTCTTTAAAAAGAATGTCATTAATAAAATTCACAAAATCTTCACGATTATTCATTATGTAATTAGGAATTTTCACTGTAAATTCAGGATTTTCTGGTATTCTATCACCTAACGTTTTATTACCAACAATAATATCATTATTAATTTCTGTATATGTTGATCCAGTATTTATTTGATTTATTGTATTTAATAAATTTGTTTGTTTTTGTGTGTATGTTCTTCTTGATGTTGGAGTTTTTTTTATTGTTGTTGATAATGTTGTTTCCATTTGTTCTTTTTCTTGATCATCATCCATGTTAGGTTCTTCAAATTTAACATGTTTTATATTTTTTTTTTGTTTTGGTTTCACACCAATATTATTCATTTTGTATTCATTTTTTCTATTTAAAAAATCAATTGCTTTTTGACCATCATCAATTAATTCTTTAATAATTTTTATATTTGTTTTTTTATTGATATTTGATGTTTCATTATTTTTCATTATATTTACTTTAAATCCAATTTCATTTTGAGATGTATTTATTGGTTTATTTTTTAATTGATTTAAAATTGTGTTCATTATATATTTTTATATATATTAATTTTTTATTTATTATTTATAAGTTCAATAATAAATAAAAATATTGTAATATATTTTTAATCTTCTAATATTTTTAATGCATTTTCACAAGCAAATTGTTCTGCTTTTTTCTTATTTTTATTTATTCCTTCTCCTAAAAGTAAAAATAATTTTCCATCATTTTTTGATAAATATTCTTTCATCAAACAAAAACTTGTTAAATTATCATTTACAATATCCAATGCATCTTCTAAATTTAAATGGTGTATATTATAACCAACACATAAATATACTCCCATTCTATAACCTTCCTCATCATCACATTCCAATTCTAGATAATGTTGTGTTAATTTAAATTCTTTTTGTATTTTTAATTGTAAAATTTTCTTATAATTATCATCACTTTGTATTAATTCAGTCCAGTCAATATGTGTTTCAAAAATATTTTCTATAAATATTTGTGCCATCTGAAACCCTGGTCCAGTAACAAATGTATTTTCAAACCATTGGTCTTCATCTTTTATTTGTAATTTACTAAAATCTAAAAATAATGCACCTATAAATGCTTCAAATAAACAACCTAACTTTTTAACATTTTGACGTTTTCCTTGACTTTCTGCATTTTTTGATATTATTAACCATTTATTTAATCCCATTTCTTGTGCTATTTTTCCAATTGTTTCATTTTTTACTATTGCAATTTTTTTTATTGTCATGAATCCTTCATTTTCATGTCTAAATCTTCTATATAAATAATATTTCGTAACACACTCTAATATTCCATCTCCTAAAAATTCTAATCTTTCATTTGATTTAGTGCTTAAAGGTAAACATCCATCCATTTTTTCAAAAACAACATTTTCTATTTGTGCTTTTATTTGTATTTCATTTTGTGTTTGAATTGTATATGTTTTATCTATAAATGCCCTTCTATATAATGACATATTGTTTACTAATTGTGGAACACCATATTTTGATAGAATACATTGAACTTCATTTAATGTAATCTCAATATTTATTGGATTGTATGGATTATATGTTTCTATATCATTTAATTGTTGTATTTGTTCCATTTTATTAATTCTTTTTATTTATTATAATATATAAAATTGTCTTTATATTTATATTTTTATATTTAAAGATTATTTATTAATATAATTAAAAAAATAAAATTGATAAAAATTTGAAATGAAACAAACAAATCAAATAGAAAATCAAGAATTAAAAATAAAACAAGTAGAAGAAGAAATAGAAGAAATATGGAAATTATGTGATGATTTTAAAATGTATGAAGTTAGCAATTTAGGCAAAGTTAGAAATAAAAAAACTGGAAGAATATTAAAAACTAATTCTAAAGGTGGATATTTGTATATTTCTATTTATCCAAATAATACTAATACTAATAGAAAAAGTATTGGAATTCATCGATTGGTTGCAATTGCATTTATTGATAATCCTGAAAATAAACCACAAGTAAATCATTTAGATAAAAATCGTTCTAATAATATTTATACTAATTTGGAATGGACTACTGCAAAAGAAAATAATGTTCATCGCTCAACTGGTGTTATTCAAACAACTAATCAAAATATTAAAGTTTGGTGTGTTGATAAAGATACAAATGAAAAATTACAATTATTCAATTCTTTAGAAGAAGCTAGCAAATGGTTGGTTGATAATAATTTTTTGAAAGATTGTCACACAAGGAGAACTGGTATTAGTAGTGTTATAAGAGGAATTCAAAAATTATCTTATGGATTTAAATGGGTTGTAAAAGAACAAGAAAATTTAGAAAATGAAGAATGGAGAAAATGTCATTATTAATGGAAAAATTTATGAAAATTATCAAGTATCAAATTTGGGAAGATTTAAAAATTCAAAAGGAATTATTATGGAAAATTATAAACCACATCACAGTGGATATATTTATTTAAGAGTTGATAAGGAAAAATATTCACTCCATAGATTAGTTGCATTTGCATTTTTAGAGAATCCATTGAATAAACCACTTGTTAATCACATTGATGGAAATAAAATTAATAATGCTGTATCTAATTTAGAATGGTGTACTTTTTCTGAAAATTCTTTTCATTCTCATAAAACTGAATTAATAAAAACATACAAGAGAAAAATAGGACAATATACTATTGATGGAGAATTAGTCAAAGAATATAGTTCAATTGTAGAAGCAATGAATGAAACAAATGTTACAGGAATTAAGTCAGTTTTATATAAAAAACAAAATACATCAGGTGGGTTTATTTGGAAATATTTAGATGAAAATAAAAATGAAAATTAATTTTTTATTTTATTTGATTTTTTTATTTAAATTTTTATTTGAAATAAAATTAAAATATTTTGGTAAATTATAAGAAAATGGTTTATATGTCAGGATCAAAAATGGCCAGAAATCAAGCATCAATAATTAATCGACCAAATTGTGGCGGCTTAAAAAAATCCGGACTCGCACCATCAATTGGTGTATTCATGTCATCAAATCCAAATTTAAGAGGAGCAACAAATACTCAATTTGGATTACTTTGTATACCAAATAGAACAGTTCAAACACAAAAGTATGGTTATCATGCAGTTCATGGAGGAAATATGGGATAAAAATATGTATTTAAATTTATTTTAAAATTTGTTATTAAAATAAAAACAATTTAATAACAAATATATATTTATATTTATAATTAATTATTATAATGTCATTAATTTTAAAAATTGATATTAGAGAAACATCATTAATAAATTTATGTAGAGATAAAATGTCTAAAACTCAAACAACTGATTATGAATTAATAACTGAGCAAATGCCAATAGGAGATATAATAATATGTAACAATGATGAATTAAATCCAAAAGAATATTTAATAATAGAAAGAAAGACATTAGCAGATTTAGCATCTAGCATAAAAGATGGAAGATACGAAGAGCAATCATATAGATTGAATGGAATATCAAATCATAACCATAACATAATTTATTTGATTGAAGGTGATGTAAATGGAATAGTGATGAAAGCAAATAAAAATAAAATTGATACAAAAATGCTTTATTCTGCAATGTTTTCATTAAATTATTACAAAGGATTTTCAGTTATGAGAACTAAATCACTTGATGAAACAGCTGATTTTATTTGTAATATTTG